GTCCAGTTCCGTGAACATCTCTCGAAACAGCAGTCGTCCTACACGCACGAAATCGGACATATCTTGCTCCGACAACGACGCGTCAGACGCACGCAAATCCTGCTCACACTGAACAAATCCAGCGAAAGCAGCCTCTGTCCGTGCATCACTGCATGGGACTTCAATCTTCGCCCACATCGATGTAAACTGATGTAGAGCAGAGATGGCTGCGATACTGGGTTCATCCAGCAGCAAACCAGTCTCGCGACAGAACACATGATCAAGGAAACCTCCGAGAAATCGGGGGAGACCCCGACTCCGCTGAAATCCAGCGAAGTCGTCGTGATCTACGAAGCCACGGTCAAGACCTTTTTGGAGGTCTTTACCGAACTTGGCAAGGGTTATCCCTAGAAAAGATAACCCCTCATGTTCTGTTCGAGCCGTGACAGTTTTAGCGTCACGACTGGTGTCGACACTGCATCTGTCCCCCAGATCTTGGAGGACGGCGTGCGAGAATGCGATCAGGCTTTTCACCTAGGCTCCTAACAGAGCTCATGGATCCTCAACCAAGCACATTCATAGACCACCGGTAATATCTACCGGATTCGGTCCCACACTGGGAAAACAACCACCTCCAGAATGAACCAGAGGATGGTGTTCAGTTCTCCCCACCCAGGAGCTTAGCGACATTGCTGCCGCTAGTGTCCGTGAGCCACTTCGTCAGGCCAGCAACTACGGCCTGCGCCTCAGCAACCGTGTATCCCACGGGCGGCACGTCAACAACGACGTAAACGCTCATGGAGTACTTGGTGTTAGCTGCGGTAAGTGGATCAGCGGCAATCTTGGAGTGTTCCAGACGGGCCGTTCGACGAGACCTCTTGCCAATGGCGTGAGAGATCTTGAGAACAGCCGTGCCATCAGGGGTGTTGAACATCCCCGAAGTGACACCACTGCTCGTTCGCGGAAGCGAAAGAGCAGTGCCGGAAAGAGTGACGGCCTGCGGGTCAGTGTACATGGTAGCATCCTTCGACTTGTCGTCTCACGACGATAGGGGGTCATCTTGCCCCCACCTAACCACAGGATTGTGGAAGGTGAGTTGTTGCAGCGTGGGTTATCAAAACCACGCAGAGGGTCCTCGGGTAAGCCCGAGAGCACCAAGAATGGCCCATTGCTTGCCCGATAAGGACGATAGCGATGTGCCAAACCCGTACGGCGTAGCCCGGACTCTTTCCTTTGATTCAAAGGTCAGAGTGTTATGAATCGGGCCCGATTTGGCGCCACCATTGAAGGTGACTCCATCCGGCATGTGGTACTTCTGGACTATCTTCACATGATTCATGAGATAGCCGTACCGCAGTACGAGGCCATCCGACCCAAGGTAACTAGCATTGGTAAGAATATCACCAACGTTAGCAAACCAGTCGGCTAGCCAGGACCATGGTGACAGTTCCCATAGGACCTCGGGTGTTAACCGAGATCCAAGGAGGCGATTAGCCTCCTGCTCAAAGCGCTCCATCTTACCGATGATTCCTTCGGAATCAGCTAGATGGTAAGAGTATGCGCCGGAAAACCACGACCTAGTTGTGATTGTCCGAGTGAGCTGGATACTGCCATACGTCGCGATAGCCCCATCTCCCCATCCTTCGATCCTAGGACCGTTGTTGGGAGGGATAGGAACGTTCTGAGTCACCTCTACAGTTTCGAGAGGTGCTGCTGAACGCCGACGTCGAACCGTTTTACCGCTGTCCTTGTGGTACTGCTTGATGACCTTTGAGGCCTTCAAGACAGCATTCACGAGCTCCTTGACGTCCGAGACCGTGGGCGCAATACCAAAAGAGTAATTCAAGAACTCACCACCGATGGATTGGTGGAAGTTCGAATTATCCTTCAGTAGAGCAATCCCCGGAATCTGCGGAAGCATTTGCAAGCTTTCGCCAAGGAGAGAGGCCAGCTGTGCTGGACTCCGAGTAGGCAAGGTGTTAGCAATAAAGCTAGCACCCAGTTTGTTGGCATCACCTGTCGAAAGACGAGTGCAATACCAAGCCGCATTCGGAATCCCACCACCTCCATAATAGCCTGACTGATTCAAATCGGGAACGTTGAAAAACAACGGACCCTTTTGACGCAGGCGTTGAGAGGTGTTGCGTGGATCAATCCACGAATAGTCCCAATTAGGATGACTAGTCGTGAGTTCGCGTTTTGAAGTAAAGAACGCGTGACCATTGTCGTAGGAAGGACTTGGCTCGGTGAAACCATTTCTGGTAACATCGAGGAATTCCTTGTCCCCCTGCGTGGTCAGTTCCACAGGCACACCTTCCTTTGTAACGCGATCGGTCCGATAGGACTCGGTCACTTGGAAGGGATTGGCTGAAGAAGCCAAGAAACTCACTACATCTTCACCGCGTTTAACACCAGTTAAATAATACCGCTCCCTAATAAGGTCGCTGTAGGTGTTATGCAAATAACGCGTGCGTAGTGAGGTGGTTCCCATGATTCTCCGTAGGGTTGTTCCGTCTTGATAAGGACGGGGATGGATGGTGAGTGCACTGCATTTCTCCACCCACCCTGGACTGGAAACGGAATAATC